GTTGACAAGCAATAACAAACGTGATATAATATAGTTACAGTAAAAGAAAAGAGGTATTAAAAATGACAGTATTAGAATTTATTAAAAAGGTAGAAAACGCAGACGAATGGAGTGATATAGAAGTTGATGAATATAAAGAATATTTATCTATATATGGTATTGATTATGATAAATATGATTGTCCAGACTTTATGTGGGACGATTTCTTAGCAGTTGTTAAAGTTGAATTAATTAAATATATAGAACGTAATTCTGATTATATCTATATTTACATTGATACAACAGGTGATATTGCTTTTGATAACGGTAATGAAATTGTTAGTATTTACGATAATAATGAAAATATAGTAAATGTAATTGAAAAGTTGGAACAATTCAAAAACATAGTATGTGATTAAAATAAAAGAAAAGAGGTAGGATTTATGAAAAACAATTTAAAAAATAAAAATTATTAAGTGAGGTATTAGGAAGTTATGAGAAATAATGATTTTAAAGATGATGTTTGGTGTGGTATTCAAAAACCACGCCAAGAAAAAATAAAAAAGGTAAAAATAAAAAGAGATAATTATAATACTATAAATAGATTGTTGATAATTATAAATAATTTTATTAAATTATTATTGTTAATAAATTTACTTGTTATTTCATCAAAATTTTTATAAAAAACACTTGACAATTTAAAAACTTTGAGGTATAATATAAGTATAAAAGATGAGGGGAGGTAAAAAGGTGTCAAAGGAATATAAAATAATTACTAAACAAGAAATAAAAGAACTTGACTTAGATGATATCAAAAATGAAAATTCTGATAACTTAGTATCTTATGTATTTGATGATAATAAGTTGGTTTATGGTCTTGATAAGTTTGGTAACATTTATTATCCATTTTCAAGTTGTTCGGGAATATCAACAAGACAATATATTAATAAACTTGGACAACAGGGCAGATTATTATGGATAAAAAGGACTACACACGATGTATAGTTTTAATATTAGAATATATTGATAAATACTGTAATGAAAAAGTAAATTTTTATAGTGTTAAAGTTAGAGCAATGGTAAACAATAATAATTTACAACACTTTGAAGAACAATTTATAGTATATTTCCTAAAAAAATTCAACGGTGTATTATCTTTTAAGGTTAAATTATTTTTAAAAAATTGTAATTTTAACGACTATGAAGAATATTACAAATTATGGGATAGTATCAAATATTTGAGAACGGAAGAAAAGATAATTAAAAAAATAGCTAATTATAAAAATAATTAGCTATATGATGAACAAAAAGCTTTTTAAAATGCGATAGATTAAGTCGCTTATATAAATCATACTACAAGTTAATGTATAATCTTGTACAATTTATAGATTAAAAACGTCAATTTGTTCTATAACTATTATAACATATTTAAATTTAAAAAACAATGGAGGATAAATAATGAATAGTGTACAATTAATAGGTAGATTTGTAAAGGATATTGATATAAGAACAGCAAACGAAAAAACAGTAGTCGCTAATTTTACATTAGCAGTAAACGGTTATGGAGATAAAACAGATTTCATCAATTGTGTCGCTTTTAACAAAACGGCTGAAAACTTAGCAAAATTTACTAAAAAGGGAGATATAATCGGAATTACTGGTAGTATTAATACTGGAAGTTATGAAAACAAAAAAGGTGATAAAGTATATACAACTGATGTTTTAGTAAATAATTTCACTTTTTTACCAAATCCACGAAAAGAAGAAAAACAACAAGAACAAGACAAACCATTTGGTAGATATTAATGAAAAACAAGAAAAAGAGTAGAGGGGCAATGATTGCCTCCTTAACCACTCAAAGACGAAATCTTTTAAGAGGCGGAGCAAATAAACACGAAGTTAACAAACTTTATAGATTGTCTAATACTTCAAGTTTTTCTAATCTTAACGATAAAGAGTTAACAAGTTTATATAATGAGATAAAAAGCTATGGTAAATTATCAGTTATGCACGAATCACCATATTCAGTAGAATCCAAAGACGGATTGATACGCTCTTCAACTTATGAAGAAAACGCTCAACGTTATAGAGATTATAAAAAGAATGTTCGTGGTATAACATCAACTGTTGAAGAAAATGTATCTATAAATAAAGCTAAAAATTATATTATGATGAAATATAATTCAAATCGTGATATCCATTTGGAAGAGTTAGAAACTGCGAAAAGATTTCAAGCTAAAATTTTTGAGAATTTAACATATGTAATCAAACATAATAAGTATACAAGTGATGAAGAGAAAAAACAATATAATAAACTAGTTAAAAAACTTAATTCTTTAAAGCCTGAACAGTTTTTGAAATTTTATTACTCTACTAAAGATAATAAAATTAATTATGATGAACTTGTCAAAGACTCTCCAAAAACACTAAATATGCTAGTAACACACTCAAATGAACAGGAAGAACTTTTAACAGTTGCAAATAATAGATTGGTTGATATTGATAAAGAGTTATCAGATTTTACAAAAACTGATAGAATATTTGGAGATAGGAAGTAATGAGTAAATTTTCAACTGTAACATCAAGAAAAAGTAAAAAGAGAAATAATTCAGAATTTTATTTGTTAGCCGCAGATTTTGAAACAACTACAATTTTTGAAAAAAATCTTGATAGAGATATTAATAATAAAAAACTTGTTACTTGGTTAAATTGTTTTGTGGATATAAGAAAATGTTACGATATGGAAGAATACAGAATTTCAACAAGTACGGAGGAATTTTTTAATCAAGTACATAATCAAATAGAACAACAAGATAACAATGATGTTATTATATATTTTCATAATTTAAAGTTTGACGGAAGTTATATTTTAAATTACTTTAATTCAATCGGGCAAGAATTTTCAACATTTATTAATGATATGGGACAATGGTATTCAATAGAATATAATTATAAAGATCATAAAATAGTAATAAGAGATAGTTTGAAAATATTAAATTTTTCTATAAAACAAATTGGTAAAGATATGTTGAAAACAGTAGAAAAAGGTGTTACACCTTTGACGGAAGAAAAAATACCTTTAGATATTTGTTATCAAAAAGGCTATATTGATTATGTAATTCGTGATGTTGAGATTTTAGCAAAGGCTTTGAACAAAATGATATTTGAACAACATTTTGAGAAATTTACAGCAAGTAGTCAAGCATTAGCAACATATAAAGAGATAATCGGATTTGATACTTTTAGATGGTTATTTCCAGTACTAAAAAATGATGAAATAATGAGAATGGGATACCGTGGAGGGTGGACTTATACAAATCCAGTTTTTCAAAATAAAGAAATCAAGGGTGATATAAAGGTTTTTGATAAAAACTCTATGTATCCAGCTATTATGTTAAATTATCCCCTACCTTGTGGTTATCCTCGAAAATTAGAATATGATTACACTAAAGAAAAGGAAGAAATAATATTTAAAGAGTTTGACGGGTGTTGTTATATTTATAATTTAAATATAGCTTTTGATATAAAAGATAATCACCTACCTTCAATTCAAATAAAAGTTGCAAATAAAGAATATTTTAAAGATAATCAATATTTTAAAGATATGATTTTAGCAAATAAAGACAATTTATTTATGTTAGATAAAACTCAACGTGATTATTTAACTACAAGTGGTGGTTTTTATTTTAACATATCACTAACAAATTATGATTTGGATTTGATAAAAAGACAATATGATTTCAGAATTATGCCAAATTCAAAAATTATAAAATATGAATTTTCTGCTAAAAAAGGTATGTTTGACACATATATAAATCATTATAAAGAAAAAAAGATTGAGGGTAAAAAAATCGGTAACGCAGTAATGACACAAGATGCTAAATTAAAATTAAATTCTTTATATGGTAAATTTGGTACTAAAAAATTAATACAAGAAAAGGAAGTATTTTTTGATGATGATGTACTAAAATTTAAAACTGACTTAGAATTATCAGAAACTAACGGTGTATACGTTCCACTTGCTATGTTTGTAACAAGCATTGGTCGTTGGGAGATTATAAACAACGCTCAAGATAATTATAATAATTTTCTTTATAGTGATACTGATAGTTTGCATTTATTAGATGAGGGACAAAAAATAAAATTAAATATTGATGAATACAAATTTGGTGATTGGAAGATTGAAGAGCAAGCAACAAGGGGTAAATATTTAAGAGCAAAACTCTACATTGAAGAATTAATTGACGGAACATTATCTGTTCGTGGAGCAGGAATGACGGAAGAAATAAAAAAACAAGTAACTTTTGATAATTTCAAACTTGGTGCAAGTTTTGACGGTAAAAAAGCAAGTAAACAAATAAAAGGTGGAGTATTAATTTATAATACAACATTTTCAATAAAAGAATGAGGGAACAAATATTCCCTCATATTTTTATTTCTTTACTAAAAATTTATATCTATCTTTAATAAAATCATCTATATTGTCGCTGTCTTTAATATGGTATGTTGAATAGTTTGTCAAACCATAATTTTTGCCTTTAATTTTACCTAACTTTTCTTCACCTATAGCGATTATAGTATCTCCAGATTTTACCATTCTTCCAAAATCTAAATTGAATTTACAAGGTGCTAATAACGCTTTGTGAATTTCTGCTATTTTTAACGCTTTGTCTAAATTCTTATCAGTAAATGTGACAACTGTATTTTTTAATTGGTCTTTAATTTCTTTTGTAATTTCCATTTTTTTAACCTCTTTTTTTATATCTTTTTTATATCCATTTAATGCATTAGCTTTTATTATTGTTGGATAATCAATATAACAATAACTTGTATCTACACCACCTTCAGAAGTTGAAGGAATACCGTACCATTTCATAGCATTTGTGAATTGGTGCATAGGGTAAATTCCTTTGTAATTTACATATCTTGACCAGTGAGCAATCCAAATATCGTAATTTTTAATCTCACTATAATTAAAATTTCTATTTAAAAAAGCTCTATTTGTATATATTCCTACATAACAGCCTAATTTTTCAATTTCTTTTAGATATTTTGTTGTATAAAATGTAATTTGTGATTTTGTTAGGTTTTTACCTTTAATACTAAAATCTTCAATATCAAAATATATAGGGTATTCAAATTGTTTATTTCTTATAGCTTGTTTTGTTAGTTGTATTTCATTATCAATATTTAAATAGCTTGCAATATAGCAACCAACAGGAATTCCTACTCTTTTACATTCTCTATAATTATAATCAAATGTTTTATCAATATATCCTCCGTTGTATCCACTTCCAAGTCTTAATATTGCAAATTGAACTCCAGATTTTTTGGCTTGTTCCCAATTGATTTTTCCGTTATATTTTGATACGTCTACACCTACTTTTGTCATTATTTTACCTCCAATAATATATATTTTTCATAAATTTGTTGAACGTGACCATTACCATTTAAATCTTTATAACAAGTATATAATACATTTATAGCTTTTAATTCATCATTATATGTGTATCCACGCTCTAGTGCTTTGTCAATTCTTGTATCGACTAATTCGCCAATTATGATTTTGTTACATTGTTCTTGTAATTCTTGATTATGAATTACTTTTTTAATTTTATCTATTAAATATTTAATAGCTTTTAATAAACTGACACCAAATATAGCATAAACTATATTATTCATATTTATAATTTTATCTATCATACATTTTTACTTCCTCAAATAATATTGTTTAATTGTTCCATTACATTATATTTTACCTCAAAACTTGAATAAATGATATCATTTAAATAAAATTTATCTCTTAACATTTTACTTATAAAGTGACTACGTGATAAATATGTTGATTTATCACTAATCAAATTCTTATCAAATGTAATATTATTCAAATTCTTTTCATATCCATTATCAAAATAAATCATATCTCCAGTTTGGAATATACTGTAAATGTTGTTATTTCCACAATCTATTTGATACAATTTTAATTTACCATTTTTTATCTTTTTAACATTTGAATAATTATTCACTGTGAATTCATTTTCAACGTTACTTTTAAAAATTTGGCTATCTTGCATAATCTTTAACAAGGGATTATCGTCTAAACTTTCACGTGATAAGTCAATCGGCTTGTTGGGTGCTATATGAATAACAACTCCGTATTTTTTCAGATAATTATATTCTTTTGTATTCTTGTCGTTATAGTCAAATCGAAAATATGCAAAATATGGATTGTTGGTATTTGTAGCATTTGCAAGCATAAATACTTTTACTTTATCTCTTTTTCTAAAAACTGAACTCATAAATTGAAAAAGTAGGTCAACTTCGTTAGGTAAATAACGTAAATTTCTGTCCATTTCATCTATTAAAAATTCATCAAATAAAACTGTGTCTACTTCATCATATTCACTTCCCTTTAATTTAATTGATGTTGATAAAGATTTCAAGTAAATTATAACTTTATCATTTAATATAATTCTTTTTGAGTTTATTTTTAATTCATTTTCAATATTATTACCCATAAATCGTATTGATGTTTCTGCTCTACTATTTTTGGTTTCTATTTCCTCAAAATTTTTAAATACTTGTCTTAAAATTTCAGTAGGGAAGAATTTTTCCTTGTCAATTCCCAACAATTCACTATCTCTACGTCTTAAATATATACTTTTACTACCTTTATAGATTGCTTGTTCTAACATATATTTTTTTACAGCAAATGTTTTACCAACACCTCTTGCACCTATAACCATATTTAACATAGAATTATAACTTAATAACTTATCTAATTTATAATAATTAGTTATCATAATTTTTCACCGTAAAGTCTTTGAATTTCATATCTTGTTTGTAATTCCATATTCTGACACCACTTTTAAATAATTCTTCTATAACTGATAAACTTTGTTGTGGTATTTTGTTATTGTTTATAACTACTTTGTTCATCTTAATAAAATTGTACTCACTTCTTCCATTTTGTAAAAATCTCCAAAGGTTAGATACTTGTTTATTAAGTCTGACACCAAATAATCTAAAATAATTATAAGCATTATTTAATGCTATTTTATTACTTATTTTTATATCAAAGTATATTCCATCTAATTTATAACCGCCTTGAAATGCAATATCATTTCCTAATTGTTGTATCGTATTCGGTCTGTTATACATATCACCAAGACTAGCATTATATCCTCTCAAACCTTGTAAATAATTTAACTTTGATTTGTAATTTGATAAAGTTACACTTGCTAAATTCATATCGTTAACTTGTGATTGTTGCTCTTTTAACATTTGTCCTTTTTCATATCCAAAAATTCCACTCATTAAATTAGCACCAAGTCCCAATGTTCCACCAAGGATATTTCCCATACCAATTCCCAAAAGTGAATTTGCAACTCCAAAACCTGTGTTTACTAGATTTTGTGTATTTTGAAAATCAATATTAGCTAATGAGAATTGATTATTCATTAACGTTCTTTGTGTATTCAAGTTGTTTTGTTTGTTAATCATATCAGAATTTTCATTAAAAGTTTGTTTTTGTGCCTCAATCTGATTTTTGTTAGCTTGCATAAAACTAGCAACACTATCTGTTATGATTGGCATACTTCGTGGAGTTTTATCTATAAATCCAGTCTTTATTTCATTATGTTCTCTTAAATATTTATTATATCTTTTATAATGTTTTCTTTTATCTTCTTCGGGTTCTATAGTATTTTCTGATTGTTCAATAAAATAATTTTTTAATGTATAATGAACTTGATTATTATCGGATATACTTCCTCTAACAACTAAGTAATTATCTTCATTTTTTAAAAATTTAATATCATAGTTATAACTATTTCCGTAGTTATCACGCATTAAGAGGTCTACAAATTCTGTAGACATTAATTGCGGTTCAAAATTTTTATCATCTATTAAATAATCTAAGTCTTTTATAACTTCTTTTTTTGCAATTTCTATTAAATTACCAATGTGAAATTCTTGTTCTCTAAATTGGTAACTTCCTTTATAGTGTATAATCTTCATTTATATAACCTCTTTAAATATAAATATTATGCTTTGTCGATTTTATCTGGGAATTGTGGGTTTCTTTTTGCTATTGCTTTATATACTGCGTTAATATTATCATAGTAACCTTTCCAATATCCCTTGCCCCAAGCATAGCCATCAAGTGCTTGACAATAAGATAACAACGTTGTCTTTCCTTGCACTTTGTAAACGTGAGTAATTAAATAAGTGAAATCATCAAAGAAAACATCAATTGTATCATATTTAACATAGTAGCCTCCCTCATTTCTAGGTCGTGGTGAGCCTCTGTGTCTTTTGTTCGCATTTTGAGGATTTCCACCTCCGCCTGGATAGGTAATTCCTCCCCAATTATTTTCAACTTTTGAACGATTGGAAGAATTTCCCCAAAAACTTTCTTCGTAAAGTTGAGCAAGTGCAAATGATGGTTTTATATTACGCTTATTACAATAAGCTATTAATTTCTTTAAATTATCGACACTAATATTACCATTTGGCATAGTCAAACCACTTGATACGTTAACTTTTTGCCAATCTGTATTACCACTTGATTTTGGTACACACTTAAATAAATAAGGGTATGGGTCTGTTGTCGCATTTGTTCCACTGAACGTATGTTCATTTACTGTATTAAGTTGGAAGTGCAAATGTGGTCCAGTACTTCGTCCAGTATTTCCACTCAATCCTATTTTTTGTCCTTGTTTTACAATATCTCCAACATTAACTAACCTTTTATTTAAGTGACCGTAAACTGATAAATATTTATCACCATTTGTATGTTTGATAACTAAAAGATTACCAAAACCTCCTTGGTTAAATTCTGAACGCATTACTATTCCGTCACGAACTGCATAGATTGGTAGATTTTCAACACCTTTTGTGGATAAGTCAAGCCCCCAATGTTTAGTGTGTCCACCTACTGAATAATTCGGGTCAAGATAAGTCGCAGAAATTCGCCATTTTGAACTATCACTACCAAGTGGCAATGATGGACAACTTCCATCTGGATTTGTTGGGTTAATATCATCTGCTATTTCACTATCACTATCAGAACCAATTCCTACAATTTCAAAATAGTGATTTGATAGAGCGATAGGTTCTTTGTCTAATGTTTCACCAAGTCCTAAAAATTTTGTAGTATAAATGTTAACACAATTATTAACTGTGTTTGTATCTTCTGTAAATGAATTTGTTAATTCGTGGATTAAGTCTTCAAGATTGGTATTTTCAATTGTTACCCCTCCAACTTGAACAGAATATCCGTAGCCTTCCTCTGTGATTGGATATAAAAAGTAAGAATATGGTTTATAAGTACCACTAAATGTTCCGTCAAATTTTCTTGAACCTAATTTTGTTCCAGATTTCATTACAAAAACAAGCCAAGTGACATTATTATTAAAATAAGTTGTTTTTTTATTTATTTTATAACCTGTGTCAAATCCTTGATTGAGTGGTACAACATTGTTATAATATTGATTATTTCTTTTAATGTGTCCTTGTTCTATGATACCACTTATATTATCAAAATCTAGTGACAAATGATAAGTTTGCCAATAATCTAATTCAAATATAATCTTTGTAGTATTATAATTTATATATTCAATATCAATTACAAATGCATAATACCAAAATCCCTCTTGATTTTTAAATCTAATATAAGTAATAAATTTATTGTCTTCTTTATTACCTCTAATCAATAAATAATTAGTATTTTTTATATATGCTTGTGTTGTTTCTTTTACTTTTGGCGTTAATACGTGTGTGAAATAATATTCTTGTTCTAAGTCGTTATTAAATTTAATAACATCAAGGTTATCAATTGTAAACGGAGTTTTTTCGTAAATTTGTAACTCTGTATCTTTAATTTTATTCTCCAAATTTTCCTTGTCCAACAAAAACACCACCTTTTCTAATTCTGCAACTTCCCATATTTGCGTTATTTGTGTCTGTAAATTTCATTAATTCTATATCTTGAAAAGCTCCACTTTTTCTAATTTTCAAAAATCCACTACTAGTATTTAATGATTTGAAAACTTGATCTTTTCTAATTGCCATTGGTCTGAATTTTTGAGGTTTTGGTGGTGGAGGTGGTAGGATAATTTGTTCTATTTTTAAATAAATTGATTTTGGATATTTTGGGTTATCTCCAGATAAAATAAATCGTACCCATTTTACATTTTCACCAACTTTAAAAGTTTTTGTAAATGATGAACTTTTACAACCATTTCTCCAAGTCAAACCACCATTTCCGTCTTCTTTGTATAAAAAAGGTAAATACCAATTATGTGTTAATACTTTTTCATTTTGTATTACTTTATATTTACTATCATCAGATTTGGCGTTTGGGTCATCACTTGTTGCAATCTCTAAAAACCAATCATATTTACCACCATAATTTACGTAAGTTTTATCATAAATCGGTTTCGCTGTCTGAAAATTTAAAACGATTGGTGCCAAACTACATTCAAGAGTTACAACTCTATCGTTATTTTTAAAACGGATACCTTTAGCAAAACCACTTTTGTTTGCTCTTTCAAGATTAACACCAAATGGGTAGGGTTTTGTTTCCCCTCCCACTAGTGCAACGTCTTGAGCATTTCCAGTTTTAGCAAATCCTCCATAAAATTGATAAAATTTTGTCCAATCTCCCATAATTAGATACCACCTATCATATCATTTTCTTTGTTTGCTTTGCTTGTTCTGATATAATGTTGTTCATCTTGTCCAAATAAGTTGATATTACCAACTGCAAATCCTAGACCGTCTGATAAATAATTACCACTTATTAGTCCTCTATCTTTTAAATCATTATATAGATTTTTGATAAAGTTAAGTAATTCATCATCAATTTTTCCGTCATTAATATTATCTTGTAGATTTTTTATTTGTTGTTCAAGATTTGTTATTTTATCTCCAAGGTTTTTTAATTCTTGTTCAATTGTGTTAAGTCTTTCAACTAAATTTCCAAGTGAATTTTTGAGTTTTTCAATTTCTTCCTTATTGTTATTAATTTCACCTTGCATTTTATCAATAATTGGTTTCAATTCTTGTTCATACCAATCACGTATAATTTTCAAAATGATATTTTTAAATTCATCACTTTTTACAAATTGTCTTATTAAATCGGGTATTAATTCTTCTAATAAGTTTGTTAAATTGTTTTTAAACTCTTCAAATTCTAAAGATTGATTGATAAAATCATCTAACAAGTCTTTGAACGCACGTTGTAACCAAGCCAATAACTCGTATATACTTTGTGAATTATCCAAGCTTGTAGGTAAATGTGGTATCATTCCCCATCTTCTAATCCAATATTGATTATATCTATCTTTATATTCTCTGAAATAATCATCTGTAATATTATCTATATATTTCATAGTAACTCCTTATTAATATGACCTTGTTAATTGTTCTAATTTAGATACATAAAAACTATCTACTAATTCATCTTCAACTTTTGCTCTATAAAGCATTTTACCCTCAGCTTGTAAAATATCTTGAACTATCCTATATTTTCCGTCATCATCATTAATTACTAATAATCTTTCACTGCTTTTGTCAAAATTACTAACTTTACTTTTATCTATAGTTATATTACTATTAGAATTTGAAGTAGTAAATATAGTGTCTCCATATTTTTTGTCAAGGTCAATATAATTATCATAGTTAAAACCAAATGAACCAGCGGAAAAAGTAGATTTTGAATAATTATAGTCCCACAAAACTGTTCTTTTAAAATTATCTATTTTTATATTTAATTTATTTAATTCATCTTTACTTATAACATCACTTTTATCAGCTTTTTTATCAAGTGAATTTTTTAATTTATCAGTTTCTGCAACTAAATCATATTTTGTAATCATATCGGATTTGTTGGCTTTATCATCTAGTGTAGTTTTTAATTTATTTATATCATCTTTGTAATCTTTATAATCATTTGGATTTTTACTCCAACTTGTTACTGTGTTACCCTCTTCAAGTTGTGGTCTTGATACTGTCATATCAACATATTGTGTTTTGTCTGCACATCTTAATTGAAATTGGATTTTATTTTCCCAAACTCCATCAACTTTTACTCTTTTACCTGTTACAATAAATCTTTTATACTCTTTAGCTTGTAATTCATACACAAAATTCCAATCAAAACCTTGTACCCTTATTTGTGCTTTAACATCACGATTATTTTTAATATATATTGAGAATGTATATGTTTTACCAATAATTAAATTTTCAACATTTAAATCAATATAAGATTTTATAAAGTCTGTACCATTTGCAGCATCTGATTTTATTCTTTGTCCGTCAATTTTGAATTCATTCATAAATTCTTTTGTAATCGTATGATTTCCTCCATCATATTTTACCCAAGAATTTAAATCATCAGAGTTTTTTATTAAGTTTACGCTACCTAACTCAACTAAATTACTTTTTTTGTCTAATTCTGCTTGTAAATTAGTTATATCTGATATATTGTGTTTATGCGTTTTATCTGCTTTATTATTTAAATCTACTTTATTTGCTTTTGTTTTTAAGTCGATTTTATCGGCTTTATTTTCTAAATCACTTGTATTAGCTTTATTTGATAAAGTTGTTTCTAAATCTGTTATATCTGATATATTATGTGTATGTTTTTTATCTGCTTTGTTATCTAAATCTGTTTTACTAGCTTTATCATTTAAAGATTTTTGATTACTATTAACTTTTTCATCAAGTGAAGATATACTTGAATTAGTAGTAGAAATTTTATTTTCTAAATTTGTTTCTTTGTCTTTTAAATCTTTTTCCAATTGTGTAATTTTATCACTTGTAGTAGTTATTTTTGTTTTTAAAGTTGATAATGTTTCGTTAGTAGTTGTTAAGCTTTTTTCGTTATTTTCAACTTTTGATTTTAATAAATTAAATTGTGTTACGTCTACATTTGTACCACTTGATGAGCCTTCCAAAATCTTATTAACAGAATTTTCAATGTTTTTTATTTTTTCTTGTGCTAATGCTAAAGAATTTTCAGTATTAGTAACATTTTCTTTATTTTCTGTAATTCTTGTATTATAATCATCTAATTTTGTATTAATAGATTTTAAAGAGTTATCAACAACTTTTTCATTATCTCTTAAATCTTTTAAATTAATATCATTTTTTGCAAATTTTGTATCGTATTCTTCGTTTTTATCTTTTAAAGATTTTATATCTTTTTCTAATGTGTCTATTTTTTCATTGCTTAAACCTAATTTTTTAATATCTTCTATACTTGCTTTTAATTCTTGTATAGCTTTATTGTTTGTTTCTTTTATACTGTTAATTTCTTTTGTAGTATTTTCAATATCAGTTATATTTTTATCTACTTTATCTATTAATGTATATAATTTGTCTTTATCTTCCGTTGTAGTATTTTCAAGTTTATTTATTTTTTCAACTGTTTTGTTTATTTCTTCTATTTTTGTATTTAATGTATTTGATAAATCATTAAATGAGTTTAATTTATCATTCCATTCATTATATTTGTTTTTTCTTTCTGTTTCGCTTTTTTCAATTTCTGCTATTTTATCTTCTATTTCTTTGAATTTTTCTAACCTTTGAGTTTCGTTTTCTGTAAATTCTTTGTTGTTGCCTTGTCTTTTTTCTTCTTGCTTTATTCTTTCGATTTCGTTTTGCACTCTTTCAGTTTCTGCTTTTATTCTTTTTGTTTCTGCTAAAACTCTTTCTTTTTCAGAATTTACGATCACCTCTGCCTCATCTGAATAAACTTTAAAGTTATTTAATTCATTCAGAATATTTTCGATAACTCTATCTATATTAGATACATTATTGAAATATAATTCATCTGAATTACAAGAGCAATTACAATTCTTCTTCAATTTCTATCACCTCAATTTTGATTTCGTCTTTGTGTCTATCGATAAAATTATATAAAAAATAATCTCTAATTACATTATATAAAATATCATCTTTAAATTCTAAAATACTTTTTCCGTCTACTCTATCAGTAGTTAGACGATAATAAAAAAGGTATGTAATTATATTGAGTGTTTCACTCAAACTGTTACATACCTTGTAGTTGTGACCACTCACTATAATAGTATTCTTTTTATCGTTCAAAGTTATAAAAATCATTTATATTTGTGTCCTTTACTTGCACTAATAATTTTATTTTCGCAACATTTGTTAGTTTTATAACTGATTAAGAATTTATCCCATTTGTTATTATTTTTATTTAAATCATAACAAACACTTATACAAGACCTTATTCCAATAAAATTATCTATGTGACTAATTTCATTTACTAAAGGTATTGATGAATAATAGTCGTTATCGTCTATAACATTTGTAAACATTCCTAAATGGAATAATCGTGGGTCTAATTCTTTTTCACTTTCTTTGATTATACTAAATACTAATATATTTGTAAATGGTGTTATTATTTTACCTCTTTTCATATATACTTGTTTAAAATCTTCATTGTTAACCTTATTTGACGGATAACAATATTTATAACTTAAATAGTAATATAAATTAATGTTTTTATCATAATATTGATAAATATATTTATTATCTAATTGTGTTTTTCTATCTTTTATTTTAACTATTAATTTATTTTTAAATTTAATATAAGTTATTATATCAAAATCAATCTTTTTAAATTCTTTCATATATCCACCTTAAAAAATTTGCATAAATAATTTTTCATCACAAATATTATATATTTGATTATATATATTTGTTAATTGAGATAATGTATAATATAGTTGATATAGTGGTTGTGAATTTCTACCTTTGCTTTCTGTTTCTGTGTGATAATCACCTTTGTTAAAATTTTCTAAAATTCTATTAGCATAATTAATTAGACTGTCGTTATCTTTGTCAAAATTAAAAACAATGTTTTTGTTTGTTTCGGGTGTTGTATCTTCCAAGTTTTTTGAACTTTGTCTAGTTTTATTATCTGATGTAGTTTTGTTATGATTTGTAGACATTAACTCTTCCAAACTTTCTTTTCTAAGTTGTTCGCCAACTCTTAACATATCCAAACATTCAGTATTTAATATAACTGACAACTTGTTAAAAAAAGGTTCTACTGTTTCAAATGATATTTCAGAATTAAAAAACTTTAATAAAAAATTGTCTTTAAAATCTTTAGTTAAATACTCATTAGGTGTAATTCTTTTCCAAAAATATTCACTTGTTTTGTCAATTAATTCTTGAGCTGATAAATAATCACCGTTATTTTCTGTTTGAAATAATTGTTGATTTCTATTCAGACTTTTCAGTATCTGTTGAATTGTCATCGTATATCTTGCCATCTTCTTTTACCAATCCCAAATCTTCTATATTTTCTAATTCGTCTATACTTTCATCAAACATTTCTAAATTGTGAATTTGTATATTCTTTGATATGTTAACTTCAATATCTAATCCATAACATTGATTAATTAAATCTACAGATTTTCGTCTAGCTTTTAACCTACTTTCTAAACTACTTGCTGTAATTCCATCTTGTGAATTTACTTCATCTGTGATTAATCTTTCTTTTTTGCCATTATCATTATATGTTATACCAATATAATTTAAATAAGTATTTATAATACGTTTCTTTTCATTATATAAATCTTCTAAAACATTAGCATTAGTATTCGCTAAATTTAAAACTTGTACTTTATCAAGTAAACTTGTTTCACCAATTCCCGCCTTATCTTTTAAAGATTTCAAATAAATTACTTGTTCTCCGTCTTGAATTTTTTGATAAAAATTTTTCATAGCTAATTTATTATCTTCACTAGTTAAAAAGACATAAGGACAACGATACGTATTTCTGACAAGTCTAATTGTTTGTTCCAAGTCTGCTAATTCTGTAGCAAATTTATCTGCATAATAAAAAGTTGAATTTTGAAAAAAGTCGTTATTTATAATAGTTACATTTTCAGTATTTAATAAATCACTATAATTATTTACATTATATTCAAATCTAGCTAATTTGTGATAATTTGGATTAACTATTGTAAATTTTGTTGGATTTTCGTATATATCTAATTGATTTGATAAAGTACCATTTTGAACAATAAATCCAAAATTTTCATCTAATAGAAAACCAACATATCCATTTAAATTTAACATTTTTTCAAGGTAAATTGGGTCAATGCTGTCAGGAAGATTTTCCCATTCAAACATACTTGTTATTAATAAAACAAACCAATTATAATAGAAAATATACCAACTTGATTTGTTGTCGGTAGAGGAAATATATCCTCTATCGACTTTATCAAGTAAACCACCATTTTTTAAATTTTTAATATAGTGTTTATAATTCATAATTATTTACCTTTATTAACTTCGGCTAATAATTTTTCGTATTCTTCGTTGAATTCTTCTCCATCTAATTTTTCTAGTTTATTAACTTTCTTTTTGAAATTATTTCTTTGAGTTGTGTCTGTGATTTTATCATCAGCTAATTTGTTCAATTCTTCTTCCTTGTCATTCATTGAACTATCATAATATACATGCATATTTTCAAATAATGAATATGATACAATTTGATGATGATGTAAATAATAGTTATAAGACAAAGTATTTGGATTGAATTGATTTACCATTGTAAATAATTTATCTTTCAAGATTAAAGTATTCTTTGATAATAAAACAGCGACTGGCTTTACTCCAGTGAATTTTCCGTCACCAAAATAACGTTCAAAATCATCAACAACGATTTTCTTTGCCATTACACTAGCTTTATTCATATTAAAAGCATTAGCCAACATCATATCTAAATCACTTGACAATTTCGCAGATACTAACAAATAAATATCGTCCTCATCAGTGACTTGAGGTACTCCAGCTTGATTTTCAAATCTTGTTTTTGAAGGTGTTTTAAATAAATTTACACGTTGGATTAAATCCTTGTTAAAATCAACTAACCAATCTTCACTTTGTGTATTAACCTTTGTTGCCTTTGGTAACAATGTTTTTCCGTAAGCTTGAACTGGTGTTAAAGATTTTGTAATAATATCTTTAATTTTTGAATATTCATCAAGTTGGTCACTTGCTAAAATACTTGTTAACATTCTATCGACAAAACTATCAAATGAATTTTCATTTGCAAATGCTTTTTGTGTCCAACTTCTTTCTATAGTACGTATATATTTATCTTCTCTGTTAATATCGTGATAAAAAGCTTTAATATCTGTATCATAGAATTTGTAAGGATGTTCTTCACTTTTAGCATCAAATTTTTGTGCCTCTGCAAGACCAACATAAATTTCTTGATATGTTTCTCCAAAATCAAAATTTTCAGTTTTGAAAATTGATAGAGGGTTTGTCCAAGACAAAGACTTAACTACAGTCATTCCAATTCTGTTAATTAATATATTAAAAAATTCGTTTTGATGAATTTCATAAGCAGAATATGGAATATTATTATGATTAATTTTTGTCAATGTATTTAATCTTGGAATATCTCTTTGATAACTTTCACTTGCCTCACTTCTAATAAAATTTAATAAATCAGCGTTGGAATATTGTTTTCCAGTTTGATTTTTCATATAAGTAGTTATTTTATTCATTTATACCTAAGTCCTCCACTTCTGTATCTTCTGTAATTACTTCGACTTCTCCGTCTGTGTTTACAATTTCTTCAAATTGATTTTCTGTAACGTCTGGAGCTTGTGTTGTACTTTCTTCGACTGTATCAACAACTGTTTTTGGTTCTCTTTCGATTACATCAATTCTTCCATCATAATCTGTAAATCTTTGGTTAACATCATTTCTGAAATCATTAATTGAATTTGACAAACCGTTAACTGTTTCTTTTAGTTGGTTAAATTCATCTTGTGATTTCTCTTTTCTAATTAGGTCGTGTTCTCCCCAATTAATTTTCATTATTAATTACCTCCATAGTATTTTTGACACCACTATATAAACCACAACTACTCAATCCATTAATTATGCCTATAATAACATTATTAGTATTAACTCCATAAGCAAGTAATGTTATTATAATACCCATAACTAAAGAGAAAAGTGGTATATACTTTTTGTCTACAATAAATTGTTTTTCTATTTCATTAATTCCAGTTAATATAGAAATAATGATTATGTTTGTGATTTGCATAAAAACCTCTAAAATATGTTATTTAAATCATCAATCCTTTGTGACTCTTGTTCTATTTCATCATCTTTTGTATCATTGATTGAAATTTGTCTCATAAGTCTGTTGTTTGCTTTTCTAAGATTAATTATATCTTGATTACATTGTGAAATCTCATCTTCTAAACTTTGTCTATTTTGTTCAAATTCTCCAATATAGCTTTTTAAATCAATCAGATTTTGTGTAGCAGTATCGATTTCTGTACTGTCTTTACTTGATAAAGTACCAACAACATCATCAATGATAGATTGATAATCTTTTTTAATTTCTTCTTGTTCTTTCTTGTCTTTATCTCCCATTTTTATATTCCTTTCTTTCAACTCTGCAATCCCGCCCAACCTCCACATATTTAATAGTACAGGAATATATGCATAGATTACAATTAATCTATACTTATATTATACCTAATACTTTACCAAAAGTCAATATTTTATAAATCTTCTTCTTTGACAAATTTTCCATCAATTGTTTTACCTTTTCTATATTTAATTTTGTTATATGCTTGTTCTAAACAATCTTCAAAATCAATTCCTAATTGTTTTGATA